TCTACTGCACCCGCGAGGACGTTCAGCGCGCCCTCGACGTGCTGTCGACCGCGCGCTCCGCCGCCCAGGTCGACCGAATCCTCCCCGACGTCGCCCAGGCCGTCGAAGGCCAGATGCGCCGCGTGTTCTACCCGACGGTGGCCACCCGCCGCTTCGACTGGCCGAACATCTGGAGCAACACGCCCGGCTACCCGTGGCGGATCTACTTCGACGACAACGAGCTGGCCTCGCTCGACACGTTCACCTCGGGCGGCGTGGTCATCCCGGCGGCCGGCTACCTGCTCGGGCCGGTCAACTCCGGCCCGCCGTACGCGTACGTCGACGTCAACCTGGGTACGAACTACGCGTTCTCGTCGGCCGCGACGTGGCAGCAGTCGCAGGTGTTCGTCGGCACGTGGGCCGGCTGCCCCATCGTCACCGCGCCGGCCGGGGCGCTCGCGGCGGCGCTGACCGACACCACCGGCACGACGGTCGACGTCACCGACGGGTCGCAGGTCGGCGTGGGCTCGCTGATCGCGGTCGGCACGGAACGGATGCTCGTCACCGGGCGGCAGGCACTCACGTCCGGGCAGACGGTCCAGGCGCCGGGCATGACCGCGTCGAAGGCCGACGCGGCTTCGCTGCTGCCGGTGTCCACCGGAACCGCGTTCCAGATCGACGAGGTGGTGCTGGTCGACGCGGAGCGGATGCTCGTCGTCGACATCGCCGGGAACAACCTGCTCGTCAAGCGGGCCTGGGACGGAACCGCGCTCGCCGCGCACACCGCCGGCGCCACCGTCTACACCTCGCGCCGCCTCACCGTCGTGCGGGGCGCGCTCGGCACGACGGCGGCGACGCACCTCATCTCGGCCGCCGCGACCGTCGTGCTGGCGCCGTCGCTGATCCGGTCCCTGTCCGTCGCCGAGTCGGTGAACCGGCTGCTCAACGAGGAGTCCGGCTATGCCCGCACCGTCGGTTCCGGCGACGGCGAGCGCAACGCGTCGATGACCGCGCTGCGCGACCTCCGCGCGCAGGCGTACCAGCAGTACGGCCGGCAGCTGCGGATGAGGACGGTGTGAGGTGACCGACGTGCGAATCCACTTCACCGGCCCGTTCTTCGACCGGCGGGCCGACGAGTTCCTCGACGAGTTCGGCCGCAAGTGCGTGGAGACAGTGGCCGGCCAGGGCTACGCCAACGTGATGCACAACCTGAACGCCTCGATCCGGCATCCGACGCCGTACTACGAGACGCAGGTGACGGTCACCGAGAACCACCCGCACGAGCGGGTCGTCAACGACCGCGACATCATCTACGGCCCCTGGCTGGAGGGAACCGGCTCCCGCAACCGGACCACCCGGTTCAAGGGCTACGCGTCGTTCCGGCGGGCCCGGGCGACGCTGCGCACGCAGGTCGTCCGCCTCATCCGGCCCCACTTCGACCGACTGAACGGGCAGCTCAATGGACGTTAGCGACGTGCAGGCGCTCCAGGACGCCCTCGTGTCCCACGCCATGGCCCTCGGCGTGTTCGAGCGGGTCAACGGGCACGAGCCGAAGTCCTCGCCGGGCAGCGGCCTGACCGCGTCGGTGTTCTTCTCCGGCCCGATCCGCCCGGCCCGCACCTCGGGGCTGGCCTCGACGTCGCTGGTCCTCACGGCGAGGGTGCGCATCTACGCGCCGATGTTGCAGGAGCCGGCCGACGCCATAGACCCGATGGTCGTCGGCGCGGTGACGTCGTTCATGGCGGCGGTCTCGGCGGACTTCAGCCTCGACGGGCTGGTCCGCAACGTCGACCTGCTCGGCTACGAGGGGGCGCCGATGGACGGCCAGCCCGGCTATCTCAACCAGGACAACAAGATCTTCCGTGTCGGGGACATCACCGTCGCGATGATCGTCAACGACGTCTTCGACCAGGCAGCGTGAGGTGACCCATGGCTAAGCGTTCAGGGCTCGGGATGCAGTTGTACGTCGACGGGTCCGACGTGTCCGGCGACATCGGCTCGTTCCAGCGGATCTCCGGCGGCAACACGCCGCTCACGGTCACCGACATCACGCAGCTGGCCGTGGCCCGCATCGGCGGGGTCCGCGACGGGGGGATCGACTTCACGGCCTGGAACAACCCGGCCGCCAACCAGGAGCACGCGGTCTTCTCGACGCTGCCCACGGCCGACCGGCACGTGATGTGCCTGCTGTCGACGACCCTCGGCGACGACGGGGCGGCGATCATCGCCAAGCAGGTCAACTACGACCCGACGCGCGGCACCGACGGATCGCTGACCGAGCAGGTGTCGACGGTCGCGAACGCCGACGGCCTGGAGTGGGGCAACACGCTGACGGCGGGGAAGCGCACCGACACCACGGCGACGGCCCCGGCGACGGGCGTGGACCTCAACCTGTACGGCGGGGCGTCTACGGCGTTCGGCTGGTCGTGCTATCTCCAGGTGTTCGGCGTCACGGGCACGTCGGCCACGGTCACCATCCAGGACTCGGCCGACAACGCCAGCTTCGCGAACCTGACCGGCGGGGCGTTCACGGCCTCGACCGGCATCGACAAGCAGCGGTTGCAGGGCGGCGCCACGGCGACCGTCCGGCGGTACCTGAAGGTCAACACGACGGGGACGTTCAGCAACGCGATCTTCGCCGTGCTGTTCGCGCGCAACATCTCGGCGGTGACGTTCTGATGCGCAGCGTCATGCCGAAACTCCCCGCCCACGCGGTGAAGACGTACGCCGTCCTCCAGCCGCTCGACAGCCATTTCCGCGTCGCCGACTGCACCGAGGTCGGCTGCCTCCAGAACGCCAACGGGTGGGACTCGGTCCTCGACGTGTCGACCGTGAAGGGCGCCCGGGCGGCCGAGTACATCCGGTCGGAGGCGGGCCGCGCGTACACCGTGGTCGAGACCGGCACCATCGTCCGCTTCCGTTTCCCGCCCGGGCAGCGGTGCTTCCACGAGCATCACCTGCCGCTGGAGCGGCCGGCGCTGTTCGTGGTCCGCGACGGCGACTGGCGGGGCAACCCGCGCGGCACGCCGGCACGCCGGCTGTCGGATGCGGACTGGGTGGACGACTTCGCCAACCACCAGCAGAGAATCGCCGACCGGCTAGAGCAGGGATAGGAAGGAATCGATCATGGCCAAGAGTTCGGGCCTCGGGATGACGACGCTGTCGGTCGACGACAGCGCGGGCACCCCCGTCGTCATCAAGAACGACGTGGTGAGTTGGAATCTCGCCACGCCTCGCGCGGTACAGGACATCACCGGCGTGGACAAGTCCGCCCGGGAGACGCTGCTGCTGCTCGCCGACTGCTCGGTGACGCTCAACATCGTCTTCAACAGCGCCGTCTCGCACACCGTGTTCCGCACGGTGCCCAGCACCAGCGTGGCCCGCACGACCACGATGACCGTCAACGGCGTCACGCTCGCCCCCGAGATCCTCTACACCGACTACCCGCTCCAGCGCGGGGCCGGCGGCGAGCTGACGGCTGCCGTTCCGGGCGTCCTGGCCGACGGCACCGTGCCGACGTGGAGCTGACGTGAGCAGCGGATACGAGCGTCCCGGCCTCAAGCTGACCTTCCCCGACACGGAGCTGGCCGGCCTGGAGATCCGGTGCAGGCGGCTGTCCCTCGGCCGCCTGCTGGAGATCAACAAGCTGCGGTTCCTGCGGACCAACGAGGTCGAGAACGAAGAGGACCTGGACGCGCTGGTGCAGCGCCTCACGGCCCCGCTCCACAAGGCCATCAAGTCGTGGAACCTCCTCGACGGCGGCGAGCCGGTGCCGGTGACGGCCGAGACGATCGCCGACCTGGACTGGTCGCTGATGAAGGCGATCACCGGCGCCCTGCTCACGGAGGCGACGACGGTGCCGGCCCCTTTGCCGAAGCCATCGGGAGATGGCGAGAAGCCCAGCGACTTGGAGGCTTCGATCCCGATGGAAGCACCGTCGAGCAGCCTCTAGAGCTAGAGAACGCGCTCTGGGTGCTGCGCATGTGCGCCCGCTTCAAATGCCTCCCCGGCCAGCTGTACCGGGAGGACGTAGGACTCCTGCAACTGCTCGCGATGGAAGGGATGGTGGGCGATGAGTGACAACGAGGTCGAGATCAAGGTCGCCTTCCATCGCGAGCCGACCCCCGACGCGGCGGTCAAGGCCGAGGCCAAGAAACTCGGCGACGAGGCCGGCAAGGCGCTTACCGACGGCATGACCGAGGCGGTCGGGGCCGAGGCCCCGAAGCTTGAGGAGTCGCTGCACAAGGCGGGCGTCGAGGGCGGCAAGAAGGCCCACGACGGGGTGGCGGCCGAGCTCGGCAAGGACGGGGAGAAGATCGGCGAGGCGCTGGGCGCCGATCTCGTCCAGGGCATCGAGGTCGGTGTCGACCGGTCCGCGCCGAAACTCGACGAGCCGATGCGCCGGGCCGGGAAGCGCGGCGGCGGGAAGGCCGGCGAGCACGCCGGCGACGAGTTCGTGAAGTCGTTCCCGTTCGGCGTCGGCAAGGGCGCCATCAAGATCGGCGAGGCGCTCACCTCCATCATCGACAAGCTCGCCCCGAAGGTCGCCGAGGACGCGGCGCTGCTGGGCGAGAAGGCCGGCAAGGCGATCGGCGACGGCGCGGTCTCCGGTGCGGATGTCGCCGCGCAGGACATCCCGCAGCTGTTCACGCCGGAGGGCGCGATCGGCGCGGCGATCGTGGCCGGCGCGATCGGCTCCCTGGCGCCGCTGGCCGCCTCGGCGATCGGCTGGGCGCTCGCGTTCGGTGTGGGCGCC